TGACTTCTATCACAAGAAAGAAGAAAAGATTGCGTTTGACCTAGATTATTTCAACAAGATTACAAAAGGTGGATTACCACAAAAGACATTGAATATCGCACTTGCTGGAACTGGTGTTGGTAAATCGTTATTCATGTGTCACGTTGCTGCGTCAACACTAATGCAAGGTAAGAATGTTCTTTACATCACAATGGAGATGGCAGAAGAACGTATTGCAGAACGTATTGATGCAAACCTAATGAACATTACAATGGATGACCTACATACACTTCCTAAGAAGATGTTTGAAACACAGTTATCCAAGATACAAAAAAAGACAAACGGAAAGTTAATTATCAAAGAATACCCAACTGCGTCAGCTCATGTTGGTCATTTCAGAAGTCTTATTAAAGAACTCGCATTGAAGCGTAGTTTTAGACCAGACATTATATTCATTGATTATCTAAATATATGTGCATCTTCACGATTCAAAGGAAATGCAAATATAGGTTCTTACTTCTATATCAAGTCGATTGCAGAAGAACTAAGAGGACTTGCAGTCGAAACAAATGTACCAATCATGTCTGCAACCCAGACAACTAGAACAGGATTTACCTCAACCGATATTGGACTTGAGGATACTTCAGAAAGTTTTGGTTTGCCCGCAACGGCAGACCTAATGTTTGCACTCATCGCTACGGAAGAGTTAGAAGAACTCAACCAGATTGTAGTCAAACAGTTGAAGAACCGATACAATGACCCTACCATGAATAAACGGTTTGTATTGGGAATAGACAGAGCAAAGATGCGTCTGTATGATTGTGAACAGGAAGCACAATCGGATTTAGTTGATAGTGGACAAAATGAAAATGTATTCGATAACACACCGTTTGCTGGAAAAGGCAAAGCATATGAAAAATTCTCTGACCTCAAGGTATAGTAGAAGAGAAGATATTAAGTATTATACTGATGTAAACCTTGAGACAAAGTTGTGGGAAATCATTGAAATTCCCACACGAAGAGTCGTGCAAGATTTTACGTTTGAAGATGATGCAACTAAGGTTTGTCACTTGATGAATCGAAATAAACCCTTTGGTGACAATCCTATCCCTGCTTTCTTAACAATTAGGGGTTGACATTCATCCCTAGTTCATCTATCATATAAATAGAAGTATAATTTATATGGAGTAGTTGAAGGATGTATCGTTTAAATGCGTTCCTTTCAGAGTCGAGTCTAAGTAAAGGTGAATTAGAAAAACCTGCTGGTAAAGGCCCAAACTCTGGAACACCTAGAATAGAAATATTTGCCAAAAAGATTGCAGATGGTGAAGACCATATGCTTAATGATGGCACTACTATCAAAATCTTACAGATAACCATGAACGGTGAAGTTTATGGTGTTAAAGACATGGATAAACTTGTCACAGACTTTGATGATGTAGAATCTGTTTCAGTCACTAATCCCAAAATTGCATGGTCAAAGATTGCAAAAACACCAGAGTATGGCGGCGAAGGTGGTGGTCAAAAGATATCGACTAGTACACAGGAGTTGATGACTGCTGCGATTGTACTATTGGGAAAGAAATACGATTCAACTGAAATTGCAGTTGATGACGCATCTAAGATTATTGAAGAAGCAAAAGGTAAGTTCAGTGATATTGTTGGTGCAACAGGTAAAGAAACCCTACTAAATCAATTCACGGAAAACTGGTATGACCTTGCTACTGCAATCTCATCTGCAAATGCAATTTTTAAAATTGTACCAAGACCATCAAAAGTATTTTGGACAGGTCAATCGTGGGATGATGAAATCAAAGCATTCAATCCACCAATCGGTAACATCAAAGATTATAACTCATCTGATATTGTTGTTAAGGGTGGAAACAAGTATTATGGTTTCTCATTAAAGAAGAAACGCACTACGGCTGCACAAGACCCAACACTTATCAATAAACCAATCACTGGCAAGAAATCACTTCTTAGAGATTTTATATCTGAAAAGGATATGACTTTAATTGAACGAGCAAAGAATTTGTTCTTTATTAGAATGGTTGCCGCATACAAAAAAACAACCAACTATACTGAAATCAGAAAGATGTCTGAGAAAGATTTCAAAAAAGAGATTGCAAAAATACCAAATGATTTTGCAAACGATATGCTTGCTGGTCGTGGTGCTGGTGGTAGAAAGAATTTATTTTGGATGGCAGTTAATAAGGTTTTAGAAAAAGATTCAAAGGAACTGATGACTGCATTCTTAAAACTTATTTTCAAAGTAGACTTGCAACCTATTCTTGATGAAAGTGGTCAGTTTGAATTTTATCTTCTGACAGGAATTGGTCAAAGAAAAAAAGACAAAATTGGTGTTGAAGGGGCAGATGTAAAAGATTTGCCTTCAACTATTGCGGCACTAACAAAAATATTTAAAGAAGATAATATCAAGTTGGGTAGAACTGTTGACGATAAGGGTAGCGTTAAAAGACAACCTTGGGAATATAACAAGGATGAAAGGGCGCCTGCAAAATTGTTTTACACAGTTTACAATGGAACAAAACCTTTATTGAATTTAGAAATACGTTACAAGGGGTCTAAAACAGCAGAGCCACAGTTTCAGGCAGTTGCAACACCAGTGTTTAAAGAACTGATGAAAGAAGAACCTCTCAAACTTACTGGAGGACTCTTGTGGAAAGAATAAAATATTTAATGGAAAATAAGGCAGGCAAGAACCTACATCTAGAACATATCGAAGATGAGATACTTAACTTTGGTGTGCCTGGCGGTAGAGCTGCAATCAACTTCATGCGTTCACTAAGAGATATGTTCTCTGGTGAAAGTCGTAGTTCAGTTAACATGACTGTGAAGTGGGATGGTGCGCCTGCAATCTTTGCTGGAGTAGAACCAGAGACAGGTGACTTCTTTGTTGCAAAGAAATCAGTATTCAATGCAACACCAAAACTTTACAAGACGGAGGCAGAGATAGATGCTGATTTATCTGGAAATCTTAATTCTAAATTTAAAGTCGCACTTAAAGAATTTTCTAAGTTGGGTATCAAAGGGGTACTGCAAGGTGACCTCATGTTTACAGATGATGTTGAAACAACAAAGATTGACGGCACAAATTATTATACTTTTCAACCTAATACTATTGTATATGCTGTTCCAACAGATAGTGAGTTGGGTAAAGTAATCAACAAAGCAAAGGTTGGTATTGTCTGGCACACAACTTATACTGGTTCTGCACTACAAGACATGAAAGCATCATTCGGTGCAAGTATTAGTAAACTAACAAAGACATCTACAGTGTGGATGGACGATGCAACTTATAAGGATGCATCTGGTACTGCAACATTTACATCAACTGAGAATGCAGAAGTCACTGGACATTTATCAAATGCTGGTAAAACATTTCAGAGAATTAACTCTGCAAAGTTATCTAAGTTTTTACGACTACAGGATTCATTGACAGGTAAGTTGGTGGGTGCATCTCTGAAAACATATAATAACTCAAAGGTTCGTAAGGGTGAAGCAGTAAAGAATCCAAAACAACACGCTGCTGGATATGTTACTTGGGTGGAAAATCATTTCGCAAAAGAGATTGATAAAGTAAAAACTGAAAAGAGTAAAGATGTTCTGAGAACAAAGGGTAAGGAATACGCAAGAGAATTTAAGAAAGATTTAACTAATTTAGAACAAGTTATTGCATTTCAATCGCATCTGGTTAACGCTAAGATGGGGATTGTGAAAAAACTAAATAGTGTGAAGGGTTTAACTGATACCTTTATTAAGACAAGTAATGGATTTAAAGTAACTAACCCAGAGGGTTACGTTGCAATTGACAGGGTATCAGGCGATGCAGTAAAACTCGTAGATAGAATGGAATTTAGTTTTAATAACTTTACTGCAATTAAGGCATGGGATAAATGATAAATTTTACAGACTTATACGAAGAAACCGTAGAAGAAAAAAAGTCTCCATCTGAAATTATGCAACAGCGTAGAAAGATGGGTAGACGTATGAAACTTCTTGCAAGGAAGTCTTCTACTAAGATGAAAAAGAAAAGAAACAGACTAAAACGCCGTGGTAACGATGCACTGAAGGCCTCTGCACAACGTCAGGCAAAGATGGCAGTTATTAAACGTAGTCTTGGGCCTGGTGTAAATTACAAAGAACTTCCCATTGCAAAAAGAATTCAGATTGACCAAACTATAGTTGCAAAGAAACGTAAAGTCATTGACAAAATAACTCAAAAACTTCTGAGACAACTAAAACAAAAAGAAGGTCAACGAATTAAACAGAACAGAGCTGCAAAAGCAAATGCCGATGCGGTGGGGGATTAATATGAAAACTTTTCTAGAAGCAAAAGGTGATACCGCTGTATTTACGTTTGGTAGATTCAACCCACCAACTACAGGACACGAAAAACTTATAGATGCACTTGCAAG